CAGGGATCCCCTAGTATGGGGGTACCCACCTCGCTTTGATGTAGACGTTACGAGGACGTCCAGCACGTTCTAAGTGACTCTCATCAAACGCGGGTTCAACGCCGCGCTTTAGAAAGTACTTAAGCAAGGCACCTGAACCCTCGAGAGGATCTCGAGGAGAACGAGATGACACCACATAAGCCTTAACCAAAGGCCTATGAAGGTGCTCACACTCTTTCTCAGAAACATAACCAAGAAAGGAGTGACGACCTAGCGCTGGGCTGGTAGGTTCGACTGTTGGGAAGTAATTTAACAACCCTTCAATCTTACCATCAAGCCACTTAGTAACCTCCCAGTTGCCAAAGAAATACATTTGGTTTCTGAGGGAAACAAGTGACACCATCTCAGCAACGGACTGCCGTCGTGTTGGAAATACATTTCGGACCTTGACTATACTGACGTCTTGGCCCGCATAGTACTCCTTCCCACAAGACTCCCGGAACTTACCGTTCCAGAAGCTCTTGCTGCGACCGACTCGAGCACCAAAGTGCTCAAGTAGATCGACGACGGTATGCACGTACTCTACGGGAATAATGAGATCATCCCCGTAGACACGCACCCTACCAAGAAAATCAATTAATTCTGATTTCTTGGAAAACCGGTGTCCTTGCTCTTTCTCGATCCCTAAGAAGATAATGGTCAAAAAGACCATAGCCTCAAAGGGAAAGCAAAGAGCAGAACCCATAGACGCGAACTTGGAAAGAGAGATTACTCCCTCTCCAGGTACAGAGGCCCGTTCGGACCGACATGCGAAGACAGCCGCTAATGAAAGCGGATGCCGACTCATGAGAGTCTTTACGAGCTTAGAAGAGACTCTATCGGAAGCCTCACTCAGATCGAGTGTGGCAAGGGTACCATCTCTGGAACCCTTCTGAGCGAGGAGTTGGTTAGGCTCCTGAGACTTAGTACCGATAAACCCATTCAACCATGTTGAATGAATATTTCGCATTAAAACCTCGAGAATCCCCTGCTGTACATATTGTATAGTAGAGGGCTCGATGGCGATAATGCGGGGTGTCTTCTGCGTCTTAGGGACTGAGATTACCCGACTGGGTAACTCATTCTCGGGTTCTAGGAAGTCAACCCCGTCATCCTCATATGTTCCAGAAACGAAGGAACAATTAGGATAGAGAAAGTCTCCAACGTGGAAGACTGACTCCAGACGGTTGGTCCAGTACCGGCTCCGATACTTACCATTAC